AAGATTGGATACTTGCATGGGATGTCTATCCGTTTACTGCTTGCGAATCCCTATCGGAGCCAATAGCGTCTAATTCCGCCACACGAATAATTTGATGAGATTTAATTGTATCCACAGCGAGAATTGAACTCGCATCTTTAGGTTGAAAACCTAACGTCATAACCATTAGACTATGCGGACATAAAAAACCCGGTCGCCTGCAAGGATGTGACCGGGTATGTTTATATTCACTTTCAGCGTCGCAACGCCAATAATAAATAATGTCTTTTTTCATCCTTGCAATACAAAAATAGGATTATATTTGTAACAAACAAAATTATTTTACGATAAATCATGAAAAATATTTTGGATTATGACTATTCAAAAATTCATAGATACGTATCTGCCGTTTACTACGGAAGATAAAAAATGTGTGGTTAAAAAAATGAAGAAATCACAATTAAGGCAAATAATGGAAAACGATTTAAAACAACTTATTAAATCTGCTATAGTAGATGTCAAGTCTAAATAAAGATTGGGAGATATATTTAATCCGGCAGCGGCGTAGATGGTCCCCATCCATTTATAAAGTATTGCTGGCCAATATGGCGCTAGTGGCAAATGCAATAGAACAGGAAGATAATGCAGATTCAGTATTAGCTTTTTTAAACAACATACTTACTGCCACATCAATTTATAATCTGCTTATGGGTATCTATTTAGATGGATATAGATGGGCAATTATTACTCGTGCTAAAGCCAACCAAAAGGCTAAAGTATCTGAAAAATTAAATACTGAACTACTTAGGCGAATTGTAAGAGAAAGATATAACAATGTCGCTGTAAAGCGTGCCTTTGATATATTAAATACACAAAAAAAGCAGATTAGAACTATCATTGAACATGGGAAAGAGGATAATAAATCATCAAAAGAAATAGCTATAGATATACGTAACAATCCTCATGTTATTAAGCAAACAGAAACAGTTTTTTTGACAGAAACCGTTTCAACAGCTTCATTTAATGCGCTTACAGCTGCCGAGCAAAGTATATATCAATACACCAAGACCTGGTGGTCACGAGATGATGAAATAGTAAGATATCCTGGTAATCCATGGTATGAAAACCATGGGTATCCAAACCCAAAATTTAACCATATCGCAGTACATGGACAAACATTGCCATTAAATGAATCATTTGTAAATACATTAGGTGCAATTAGATTTCCGGGCGATCCTAACGCCCATATAGGCAATATTATCAGATGTAGATGTTTCCTAGAGGTAAACATTTTAGTTGATTCAAATGGTAGGCCTATTAGAAAATCAGATATAACAATTCTTACACCAAATCAGATTAACAGACCAACAACCGTAACAATATGAGAAGAAAAAAAATTAAACAGAAAGACCTTATTTTGGCCAATTATACCTATAAAATTTCGGTCCTTACTAAAGAGGAACAAAATTGGTTAAAATATGGGAAGCCAGTAGAGGGTAAACCAGGGGTTAAAGAGCCTGCCCCAGATTGGTTCTATTATTTCAAAATAATAGACGGTCAAGAAGTGCGGATACATAAAGTAGGCAAACACCTATATTATAATTCCTCCCGCCTTGAATATGTGGATCAACTGCCTCATGTGGAAAAACACGCTGTAGAAATGGGCAAATGGAAAGATAAAATTGCTCAAATTCCAGATACTGCACCTAGACCAATAGAAGATATAAATGAAATTGAATTTGATGAATCTATGATAAGATTAGAGGATGGCCCTTTACAGGGGAAAATTCGCAAGTGGTCTAGGAAATTTGCATTTTATATCGAACAAATACAGGAAGGAGATATAACAGTAGCCCACAGATATAGACAAGATAAGGATGATATTAGCAAATACACTTATATGGGAACTGTATAAAATAAAAAAGCCGGGGAACCACCCCCGGCAACCTTACTTCATTGTTACACTGCTAAATGTCAGCAAGTTAAAAATATTTTTTGAATTATACAAAATTCATATCTTTACGTAACCTTACCATTTGTACGCTGCCCAAATCCACGGGCATATGCGTTTATATCCAATAAAAATAAATAATATTGACCTGCAAGTTAAGGATGTAGATACATCTGGACGCATTGTACAGATGTATGTTTCTGCATTCGATAACAAGGACAGGGACGGAGATGTTATTGTTAAGGGAGCATTTAAGAAGACCTTACAAGAGCAATCCGATGAAATTTGGCATATATTATTCCATAATCCAGATTTGCCGGTAGCGCGCCCCAGCGAAATGGCAGAGGACAGTAAGGGATTGCTATTCACAGTTCCAATGCCTAATACCACAAGAGGTAATGACACCCTCCAAATGTACCTTGACGGTCATTACAAAAAACATTCTATCGGATATCGCGCCATAAAGCAGCAGAAAAAAAGCGATTACAATGAAATCCAGGAAATCCGTCTGCGTGAAGGGTCTACTGTATTATGGCCTGCTAACCCACAGGCTGATTTTGTAGGTATTAAAGGGGACATAAAAATGTCCGATAAAGAAATTCAAGAGGAAATCCGACTTATCACCAAATCCCTTCGCAACGGTAAATATTCTGATGAAACCTTTTCGCTGCTAGAAATAAAACTATTACAACTATTTGAAATATGTAAATCAAATGAAACCACTGATGCCGTGAAAAGTGAAGCACATCAGCCGGAGCATAATGAAATTACTATTTCAAGCGAACAAATTATAAAACTTACTAACATATTTAAATAATATGGCAGAAACAGCAACATTCGAGCAACTCGAACAGACCCTGAAGGGGTATAAAGAGGCCACTGATAAGGCCGTCGAGGAAGTACGCGAACAGCTTAGAACTTCCCAGGCAACTGAAGGCGCTCTGAAAAAAATGGAAGAAGATTTCAATAAAAAATTGGAGGACGTAAATAAATATGCCGAAGCCCTCGAAAAGCAGATGAAGGATGCTAAGGGGATTACCAAAGAGGAACAGCGGCATTTTAACGACCTGTTAGGCGCTTCCATTGAAAAAAATTGGACAGAAATTGAGAAGTTCAAAAATAAGGATAAGGACCGAAAATTAAAATTGGACCTGTTGGAAGATAACAAGGTAAAAGTTATGACTATTACCGGGAATGTTACCAACGCAGGAGCCTATTTTACTACTGTACAAGTACCTATCCGCACCTTGCCTAATCGTAAGGTACATATGCGTGAGCTTATCCCGCTGGGTACTATGTCTACTAGTTCCCTGACCTATATGCGTGAAACTGGTCAGACTGGCGCGCCAGCTCCTTGGGCTGTAGGTAATGGCACTACAGACAAGCCCGAAGTAAGTATGAACTTTGAAGAAGTAACCGTAGATGCGGAATATATTGCCGCGTGGCTCCGTATTTCCAGGAAAATGCTGGATGATATGGCTGCCGTACGCAGCTACTTACAGATGCGTCTGATGGAAATGTACCTGAAGGCTGAAGATAACCAAATACTAAACGGTAATGGTACATCTCCGCAGCTTGATGGTATAATGAATAACGCAGTTCAAGCAACAGTTACTACAGGCCCTAATATTGAACGACTGGTATATGCAATTTCGCAGCTGGAAAGTTCTGACTATACTGCCACTGGAATTATAATGCATCCTGCGGCTTATTTCAACATTGCGCTTAACAAGGCCACCGGTTCCGGTGAATATGATCTACCTGGCATTGTGGTATTGCAAAATGGTCAACTGTATGTAGCTGGTGTTCCCGTGTACATGACTACCGCCATGGACCCATCTAAATACGTGGTAGGAGATTGGCAGTTGGGTACACAATACTTCATTCGTGAACAGCCGGTAGTAGAGTTTTTCGAACAAGATGCCACTAACGTGACGAAGAACCTCATTACTGTTAGGATTGAAGGACGTGCCGCTCTTGCAATATACAGGAAGGAAGCATTTGTGCAGGGAACTTTTGAAGGAGTAACCACATGACGTGCGAAAAAATATATTGTAATGCTGTAATTGATACAGATATTCAACCGGTGTCTACACCGGTTGAACCTGTTTCATTGGACGATATGAAAGAATATATGAAAGTAGATTATGACGATGAAGATTCTTTTATTCAGTCATTGATTACTGAAGCTAGGGAATGGGTAGAGAGAAGATGCGGCATATCAGTTATCCCTAAAAATATTACAGCTATTTTACAGGTACTTAATTCGCAAGAATTGCCATATGGGCCTATAAATACAGATATTGATATTACTGTAAGCGGCAATAAAAATTATACTCTAACAGGTATTAAGTTTATTAGCTTAAATGGGTATGGTATATATGAAGTGAATTATAATGCTGGATATACTTCAGTGCCTGAAGGCATAATAGGCGCTATTAAATCATATGTAGCGTATTGCTTTGAAAACAGAGGTGATAATTTAAACATTGAATCATCTGATAATCTATTTGCTAAAGAGGCCAGATATAAATCCTCATTTTTTAAACGAAATATTGGGTTTTAATGGCAAAAGTTCCAACTATAGGGCAATTCAATAGGAGAATACAAGCATTACGATATAATAATGTGAATGATGGCTTTGGTAGATACATAGAACAAGTTGAAAATATTTACTCAACATGGGCATATATCCAACCAACACGATCTAATAGGGCATATTTGGAAAATCAAAATAACCAATTAAATTATTACGACTGTTATATACGATTTAGTGAAGAACGCCCAATAAATAAATCTATTCGCATATCGTATGAAAATAGATTAATGACTATAGAAAGTTTCACAGAAATAAGAGAAGGAGCAAAAAGGTTTTGGAAATTAATTCTATCTGAACAAATACAATAATGGCTAAAAACAAATTTGCATATCAGGTAACAGGCATTAAAGAACTTAGTCATTTCTTTAAAAAGGCTCCTGATATGTTAATTAGAACATTGGATATAAAATTAGCCGGTGTAGCAGAAACCATTGTTATATTAGCAAAATCAATTGTTCCTAGAGATACTGGGGCATTAGCAGAATCAATAGGAAATATCAGACGGGCATTATTGGAATATGATCTATTTGTATTAGAACATTATGCCGCATATGTGGAGTTTGGTACAGGTGGCCTAGTAGATGTCCCAAAAGGATTAGAATCTTATGCCATCCAATTCAAGGGGCTAGGAATACGGCAAGTTAATTTGCCTGCTAGACCATATTTTTTCCCTGCTCTGTTTTCTGAAGAAAAAAAGTTTATGGCGGATTTAAGGGACAATCTATTGAAAGAATCCTTTAAAGGGATTACTGTAATTCGACCTGGTAAGAGCAATATAATTAGTGTAACTACAATATGAGGGATTATATAATACCTTTAGAAAACGCGTATTTTACTGCCTTGTCTGGTAATATATCCATATTTGGCAATGAAGTACCTATTTTCACAGGTGGTGTGCCTGATGGATATTCATATCCATATATCATAATTGGCAGTTCTAATGCGGTAGATAATAGTACTAAAAATAATCATGGTCAAACAGTGACAATTTTAATAGATATTGTTACCGGTTTTAAGGATATGTTAAATACTGCTGTTTCTGGACAAATAGCAGATCAAATATATAACATAATAAGGCGAGATAATGGGAATTATCTTTTTTTAGGGGATGACATAAAAGTATTATCCACAAGAATAAGACAAGATTTCTCACAAATCGATCAAAATAACGGCTGGCAAAGATATAGACGATTTTTGCGGTTCGAACATTTAATAAAACAATCAAATTTTAATTAAAATGGCATCATTCATTCCAGCTGCCGGACGATATGGCATATATGTAACAGCGAACTTACAGGATACACCTGTATATTTGATGTTAGTTTGTAATACTGACTTAACTATAAGCCGTTCGCGCGATGTAATTGACGCGAATTCTAAATGTGGCCCTAACCAGATACCTGCAAAAACAGTTACAGTAGAAATTACAGGTACAGTACAGGTTAAATTTTCCAGCGATGGAAATGAAACATTTGACGGTCAAGCGTCAGAAATGTTATTGGACAAACTTTGGAAACAAGGCATTTCATTTAACTGGAAAATAGCCCCTATTCCGGATGAAAATAATCCAAATCCATTGCCTGGTGAATTAATCTATGAAGGTGAAGGATTCTTTTCGTCATTAGATACGAATTATCCTACAGACGATGTACCGACATCAGATTTTACATTGTCTGTTCAGGGTGATTATACTACTACAGCAACGCCAGCAACCACCTAAAAAATATATCTATGCAACATAACCGACTAACCGTAACGCTTGGCGGAGAACCGCGTGAATTGATTTTTAATATCTACGCACAAGCTGCGCTCTGCCCTATGTATGATACATTAGATGCATTAGAGGCAGCACAAAAAGCCATGGAGGCAGTGAAAACAAATTATGCTGTCGTAACTAAGCAATTGATAAAAATAGGCCTTGAAGGATATTACCAGCAATTACATGATAAATCTCATCCATTTACAAACGAAGAAATATCTGAATGGCTTACCAATATAGATTGGACAGATATTCCTAAGATTTTTACTACTTTCCAAAATTCATTTAGAATTGAGGAAATAATTAAGACAAGTAAGGGGAAAGAGTCAAAAAAAAAGTAACCTGGTCTGAAATTGAAAATTTTGCATTAGGGGAATTGGGTTTGACAAGGCGTGAATTTATGTCTATGTCCTATGTTGACTATAGCAGAGCCGCGCAGGGATATTGGATTAGGCATGCTAGATATTTGGAAGGTCAACGAATTGTTTGTGATGTGCTAATGAAAATGCACATTGGAAGAAAAGCGCCTAAACCTACTAAATGGATGCCGTTGCTCACAGACCCACCATTAGAGATTATATCTCCTAAATTGCCATCTAAGGAAGAATTATTTGAACTCACTAAAAAGTATTTTGGCAAATGAATAACATAGGGGAAGGAATTTACGTACAAATAGTAGGCGATGCCGATTCATTTGTTAAGGAAACTAAAAGAGCGGATCAGGCGTCTGATTCACTAGGTAAATCCTTGTCATCTAATGATCTCAATTCATTTACTAAATCATTAGATGCAGCTACCGCTGCTATGTCAGAAATGACAAAAGAATTAGTGCAAAATACAAAGTCTTTAACGGTCAATACTAAAGCCATTGAAGATGTGAGTACAAAAACGCGAAGAATACCAAAATCAGCTTCAGACGCATCTAAATCTATAAGTGAAATAGGAGTTTCATCAAATAAAACTGGTCAAATAGTGACCAACTTTGGACGAGTTTTAAGTGATTTACCTTATGGATTTATAGCAATACAAAATAACATTGATCCTTTAGTTGCATCATTGGGGTTGGGTTCGGGTATTGCATTGGCATTCACTGTAGCCGGTGCCGCTGCTGTAACATTAGTACAAAAATATGGCAGTTTAAGTAATGCATTCAAAGAGATAACCGGATTAGCGACTGAAGCTACCAGGGCTCAAGATAGGTATAACGAAATTGCTAAAAAAGCAGGTGAATCAGCCGGGGCACAAATAGCGAAATTAGAAATATTAAGAAGTATTTTGCTAGATATTTCTCTATCAGATAAGGAGCGTGGTAAGGCCCTTGATGAATATAACAAAATAGCTGATCAGAGCAATCAAATATCAACTAAGCAGATAAACAATATATCTGAAATTAATAGGCTAATAAATGCCCAAATAAAACTTATTGGAGAAAGAGCCTTAGCGCAAGCAGCCGAAAATAAATTAGGAGAAGCAGCAGATAAATTTCTTGAAGCTCAAATAAGGACAAGGCCCATATTAGATAAATATACAAATGCATTATTGGATCAAGCAAATGCATCATATGAGGCCGCTAAGGCTTCTAAGACGATTAAGCCAATAGATGCTGATCAATTCCAAGAGTTTTTAAAGAAAAATCCATCATTAGCTAAGAAATTTAAAGATGATTTTAATGAGTTAGCAAATATTAGGAATAGCTCCGAGTATAAAAATGCGGAAAAAGAATTACAGGAAGCACAGGCAGAATTTCAAAAGCAATTAGGGCAGTTAACCCCATTTTTATCAGTTGATAGTATTACCACAAAGGACAGTAGTGAGAAAGCAAAAAAAGACATTAAAACTGTATCTGATATATTAAAACAACTTGAAGTAGATATTGGTAATACTAATAGAGAATGGAACAACAGCGGGGAAACTTTAAAAAAGCTTGCAGATAATCAGCTAAAAGATTATGAACGTGCTTTGCGATCTCTTATAGATATAGGCGTAAGCCCTGACAGTAAATTATTTCAAAATCTACAGGGAAAAGCAGATGAATTAAAAGCATTTGGTAGGAATTCAATTAAAATAAAGGTACCTGTAAATATTGATCCTATCCCAACGGTACAAAGCAATAATTTAATAAAATCATTTGATCCTATTACGAAAGAATATAAAACAGCTTTCCAAAAGGGGGTTGATTCATTTAATCCTAACTTAGATAAATTTTCATTCAAGCTGAATGCTCAATTGCAGCAAGTTCAAAGCGCTGGATTTGCAGATATAGGAGCATCATTAGCAGCCGCGGCAGGAGATATTATAAGTGGAAATAAAACATTAGGTAGCGCGCTCTCATCAGTCGTATCTACTATGGCCGGATTTATAATAAATTTCGGTAAAACACTTATTGCAGCCGGTACAGCAACATTGGCAGCTAAAGTATTGGTTAAAAATCCATTTACTGCAATTGCTGCCGGTCTTATTGCGGTTGCTGCCGGTACCGCAGTTCAAGGAGCGATTAACAAAGCTCCTTCATTTGCTCAAGGTGGTGGTATAGTAGGAGGGCCACAGTTAGCCGTAATTGGGGATAATCCTGGTCATGAAGAATATGTAATACCATCTGAAATAATGGACAAAATTGGATCAGGCTATGACGGGCAGCATGTACAATTAGTAATGAGGGGGAATGATTTGTATGCAATAACTCAACGTTCGGCGAGGATTGAAAAACGTGTAAATTAATGGCTTATTTCAGAAAATATACTTTAACTAGCTATGATGGTGGCCCATTATATGATAATCATCCTATTAGGCCATCAAAATGGCGTGTAGATATATCTGATGATCAGGGTAATGATACATTGATACCATATAACTTATTAGCGGGGGCTAATTTTCTGGAATTAGAACGAATAGATACAAGTGATGATAAGAATATAAATATAATTGGAGAGCAAGCAACCATAACGTATATATACACTGGTAATCAGAATGATCCATTGCCTGGTGTATTTTTTGATCAAGATGAACGGAGGTTTAAGGTGGAAGTATATCAAGATGATAATATAAGAGGCGTATATTATGTAAAACCGGATTCTGGTCGCTATCCTTATCAACATGCTCCATATGAAAT